GCAATAGAAACCGCGCTCAAACTTGAAGCCGCACGCAACCGCAACGCATCATCAAGCATCCCTGCCGGCGTACTTAAACAAACTGGTGGCGAACCATTAAGCGCGCAAGAGCTAGCAGATTTGGCTAGCGCGTTTAACGCGGCTCGAGCAACAAACCAAACTGCCGCACTTAACGAGTATTTGACATACACGGAAACAAACAGCACACCAGACAAGATGTTGCTAATTGAAGCATCGCAATATCAGTCGCTAGAAATGTCACGTTTGGCAAATGTTCCGCCTTACCTTGTTGGTGTCGCTACAGGTGCGTATTCGTACCAAAGCAGTCAGCAAGCACGCGCCGATCTTTACTTGTTCGGCGTGAAACTGTATGCAGACGCAATTGCTGGTGCGCTGTCAATGGACAACGTGCTACCACGCGGAACATGTGTCGAGTTTGATGCCGACGAATACCTAGAAGAAAACTTTATAGCCGACCGCGCAGACGATGAAGAAATAGTTGTAAGAGAAAACACCCAAGAGGAGTTAGCACGATGATCAAGTTAATTGCAGGAGATTTCACCGTAGATGCAGCCGCTGGAGATGGTCAGCCACGCCGCACGATCAGCGGAATAGCCGCACCATACAACGTGCCGGCAGTAGTCAGCGATGGCACAGCTGTGATCTTCAAGCCAGGTTCATTGCCAGTCGAAGGCAAAGCACCACGCCTGTTCATGTACCACGATGCCAGCCAACCAGTCGGCGTTGTGACCGAACGCGTGGACACCGAACAGGGCATGATGTTCAGCGCCAAAATCAGCGCAACCACGCTCGGCAACGATGCGCTCGTCATGGCACAGGACGGCACCATTGACCAAGTTTCTGTAGGCGTAAACCCAACCAAATTCAGTTATGACGAAGACGGCACCATGATTATCGAAGCGGCCGACTGGATGGAACTCTCGCTCGTACCGATCGGCGCGTTTGGCGACATGGCACCGATCACCAAGGTCGCTGAGAGTATCCACCAACCAGAAGAACCAATAGTGTTAAATGAAGAACAGACCCCAGTAGAGGAGAAACAAGAAATGTCAGAAGTAACCGCACCAGCAGTTGAGGCAACAATCCCTACTGCACCAATTTTTGCACAAGCCAAAAAAGAATTTGTATTGCCATCAGCAGGCGAATACATGGCCGCTTACCACATCGGTGGCGACACGTTTGCAAACATCAACAAGGCTGTTGCTGAATACACAGCATCGAAAAAGACCGCGTTGCAAGCAGCTGCAGGTGACGTGCTCACGACCGACACCGCTGGTCTTTTGCCAGTACCAGTACTTGGGCCATTGGTTCAGGACTTAAACTTCATCCGTCCAGTAGTCGAAGCATTAGGCGCACGAGCTTACCCAGATGGCGGAGCACAAAAGACGTTCGTACGTCCAACCATCACCACGCACACCAGCGTTGCAGCACAAGCAAACGAACTTGGTGCAGCATCAGCAACCACAATGGTGATCGCATCCAACACCGTGAGCAAGACCACACTTGCTGGTCAAGTAACGCTGTCGGTGCAAGACATCGACTTCACTTCGCCGGCAGCGATGCAACTCATCCTCAATGACCTCATGGGCGAATACATGATTGCCAGCGATAATTTCGCTGCAGACGCATTGCTCACCGCAGCAACCTCGTCAGGCGTATGGGACGGCACCCTAGCCGACTTGCTTAAGTCCGTTTACGACTCTGCAGTTGACATCAGCAACGGTCGCAACTTCACACCGACCCACATGTTTGTCAGCCCAGACGTATGGGGACAACTTGGACAACTTGCCGACTCGACTGGCCGTCCAGTATTCCCATTCATCGGCGCAGGCCTCACCGGTCAAAACGCGCTCGGCAACGCAACCGCTGGTTCATGGAACGGCAACCCACTCGGATTGCAGCTCGTAGTTGACAGCAACTTCGCAGCCAAGACCATGATTATCACCCGCGTTGGCGCAGGTTCAGGTGACGCATTCGAGTTCTACGAATCAATCCGTGGCTTGATGAGCGTTGAAGTACCAGCAACCTTGGGTCGCACAATGTCGTTCCACGGATACGTCAGCACCTTTGCTGCAATCGGTGGAATGATCCGCAAGATCACCCAGGTCTAGTAGAAAGGCGGCTTAACCGCCATGGCTACTTACACAGTTACTAACAAGTACCTGATTGACGATTACGCCGTACTGCAACTCCTGACCCCCAGCGAGATTGCAGTCGGCCAGTCAATTACGGTCGCTGGCGTTGACGCAACATTTAACGGCACCTATACGGTGCGCGCGTTGCCTCAATACCTGTACATCGGCACAGACACACAAGGAGACCTGCTGTATGACTACCAGGTGCCAATTGCTGATCAGGTGCTATATGCAAAAACAGCAGACGATGTTGAGCGCACCGCCGCATCAGGCACGGTCACATACGCGCCTGTTTGCACGTGGGTTACAGCTGCGCAAGTTATGTCGTATCTGGGCATAACGATCACCGACCCGTCAGACGATTACACGCTGTTAACGCAATCTGTGTCGGCAGGCAACCAGTTTTGTTATCGCAGACGGCAAGAAGCAGGCTATATCGACTCCCTGACAACTTCACCGGGCGGAGACGCAACATTGGGCACTTTAATGTATTGCGCCGCTCTATGGCGCTCTAGAGGGTCAATAGAGGCAACCTACGCCACGTTTGACGGCATGGGCACAGCACCACAGCAAAGCCTGACCCCGATCGTCAAGCAGCTCTTAGGTATTCCACGACCAGCGGTTGCCTAATGGCTTACACCGATCTGTTTAACGAAGCCATTGACGATGTGACCGCAACGCTGACCGCGGTATCTGGTCTGCGTGTTGTAAACGACCCAACGAAACTTGTGCCAAATTGTGTGTACCTTGACGCGCCAAACTTCACCACGTTTGCTGGCAACGGCAACATTGTGCGCCTCGAGTTTCCCGTCAAAGTGATCGGCTCTGGGCCTGCAGGTCTGCCGGTGCTCCGATCTATTTTGAGCATTGTTGCAAGCGTGCTTGGCTCGTCAATCATTGTCATGGCTGGCCGTCCGTCAAGCCTTGAGATCGGTGGCGCGTTGTATCCGTGCTACGACCTTGATTGCGCGATACAGGCGCAAGCGTCATAATCCACGACAATGCAACAGTAATCATCTACTATCAGAACAGAACTAAGGAGCAACACACATGGCGACATCCACATATCTCTCAAATCCGAAAGTCCAGATCGGCGCGGCAATTGGGTCGCTAACCGACATTACCGATCAGGTCGTTTCCGCCACGCTGCTTGTCACCGCGGAAGCGCTCGAGGACACGGCCTTTGGCTCAACATCGCGCACCATGACCGCAGGCCTTTACAGCAACTCACTCACGTTGACAGTTTTTGCATCATACGCATCCAGCGAGTCCTACGCAGTTTTGTCAGCATTGCTAGGCACTAAGTGCGTAGTAAAAGTAAATCCAAATGACGCAGCTGATGGAAGCACGAATCCGGGCTTTATTTTGAGTAATACCTATCTTTCAAGCATACCTGTCATCAATGCCACCCTGGGAGAGCTAAGTCAATGGGACATCGAGCTACAGGGCGGGGTGTACAGCGTAGATACCACCGCGTAATCACGGCTCCAAGCCGACATAGGAGACAACATGAAAATCAAATTGCAGTTAAAGCGCACGCCTGACAGCGCGCCCGAGTACTACTACACAAACTTGTTTGTAGTTACCGAGTGGGAACGACTTGAGCGCCGCAACATTCAACAGCTCTCAACACAACCGCTATATAGCGATTATTGCTGTTGGATGCACACGATCTTGAAACTTAAAGGCGAGCAGGTCGGCGACAACTGGCGTGATTGGATTAGCAAGAACCCAGACATCGACATCGTGCCGGTATTGGATGAGACCGACCCAAACCCTACGGACGCGGCACCTACCGCCGCCAACTAGCAGAGATTCTGGTCGCGGTCGGTTGGTGGCCTAGCGACATCACGTTTGACGCTCGAGACGTAGCAACGGTCATTAAAGTGCTTAACGAGGCAAACAAGAAAAGAAGGTAGTCATGGCGGTTGAAGCGAACATACAGGTTGCCGGCATTAAAGACGCTTTAAAAACGCTGAATCGTATTGACAAAAGATTACGCCGTGAAATTACCAAAGATTATAAGCGTTTGACTCAAGGTGTCGTAGATGACGCCTTGCAAGCCATTCCGTTAAAAGAACCTTTAAGCGGTTGGAAACGAAAATGGAAAGTACGTTCAGGTTTTGAATTGTTGCCGTGGGGGCAATTTGACCAGCGAATTAACGCAAAAATTAACACAAAACGAGTTAAGGAATACGCAGGCCAAAACGTCAATCTGGCAACCTTTGTGGTGCGCTGGGAAAACCCAGACGCTGCATTGTTTGATTTCTTGCAAACGGGCGTAATGGGTTCTCGACTTAACGCCAAATTTGGCAAGCCATCGCGAGTAATGTGGAAAGCATGGGAACGCAACAAAGAGGATGTCAACGAGCGCATGGGACAATTGGTCAAGCGCGTCATGGACGCAACATCTAAGGAATTGATGTAATGGCTGTTGTATTACCGATCATTTCAGAGTTTGACGGCAAAGGGATTAAAAAGGCTATTGCCCAATTTAAGCAACTGGAAACCACATCAGAAAAAGCCCAATTCGCGATCAAGAAAGCCGCGGTGCCGGCAGCTGCAGCGCTTGGTGGTTTGGCTGTGGCGCTTGGTGATGCGACCAAGGCGGCAATGGAAGACCAGCAAGAGCAGGCGGCGTTAGCGCTTACTTTGCAGAACGTTACGGGTGCTG